TAAAGAAGCTCATCGCAATTCCAAGAATCTTCATCTGGATTTGCTTGGCAATCATTTGCGCTGCCATGTCCGCAAAATGATCTGCAGTGCGCTGGAACAGGTTGGCCAACGCTTCTTGTGCAGACATGCTGCCGGTGATCAGCCCTTTGAACGACTCAGCAAACGCATCTCCAATAGCTTGAGCCGCTGCAATAACCTGTTTTGCGGGGTCGGTTAAATCGTTAAGAGCGCCTTGAATACGGTCTATTTCTGCCGTAATACTTTCGCTTCCTGTTTTGGGCTTTAAAGCATCTCTAATAGCACCCTCAGCCGTGTCCTTTTCGCCAGGCAAACCCTCTCTCTTCTTTTTAAGCTCATCGAGCTTGTCTATTTGATCTTGAAGAGCTTGTGTTACTCCATCACGTGCAATCGCTTCAGCAATCGCTGCGTCAGTCGTAGCTATCTGTGCATCGAGAATTTCAATATGTCTTTCGTAACTACGATCCAGCTCTAGCAGTTGTTTTTGAAGCTCGATTGCCTGCTCAGCAGCGGCAGGAGTGCTGCCTTCTTGAATTAAGCGAGAGTATTCCCGCTCAAACGCCATTTTGTCTTCATGCTTGCGCGTAATGTCTTCTAGCTTGTTGCTTGTTCTGTCAAAAGCTGTATCAGTTCGTTTTATTTCACGTTCAACAGCTCTAACTCTTCTATCAATCGCTTTTTGCCGTCTTTGTGCATCTCTGTCTTCCTTTTCTGCAAGCTGAGCAGTTCGATCATTAACGTCTTTAAGGATTTGAGCATATGTTCGCTCACGTTTGACTCTTGCATCTGCCAGTCGAGCGCGAAGAGTGTCTTTTGAAATTGCATCTGTTGCAAAATCTTTATACGCTTTTGTTATCGCTTCCTCTTCCTGAAGGTCGGCAATCCTTCTTCGAATAACTGCTCCCTGCTCACTGCTTGCGTGAACACCGCTTTCTAGTAATTGCACCTGCAACGCTGTAACTGCCGTGCTTGCTCGAACAATACGAGCTTGATCTTTACCCTGCTTTTGAGCAAGCTCGTTAAGTCGGAGTCTGTTTCTTTCTGCTTCAGTACCCTTGTTCAACAATTCAACAATTCTTTCCTGCTGAGCTATACGGTCTTTTGGATCAACACCAAAACCGTCCATTTCATCTAAGGCTTTAACTGCTGCAACAATTTCTGGGTCTTTGCTGTCTCGCGCTAAAGACACTGCTTTATTTCGATCTCTTACTTGACGTACAAAAGGAGTTTCACCAGTCAAATCATTTATAGCCTGAGCAAGTCTTGCCGATACAAATGTAATAAAGCTAGTAAATGTATTTTGAAGGTCAATCATTCTAGAGCTAAATAGCTCAAGAGCTTCAACGCCATCCGCACCAACAACCCTTTCTAGCTCTCGCGCTGCAAGCTCAAGCGCACGTGTAGATTCTCCAGCCGCTTCTAGTTCTTCAACAAGAGATGCAAGTTTTGTGTCACTTTTGCCAACAGCCGCAAGAACAGCTTCTGTGTCAGCCGTTAAAGGTCTTAAAGCCTTGCCTAAATCAACAGCTTTTTGACCAAGTTGATCAAAGAAAGATCCTATCGTTGTTCCAACAAGTGACAGCCCAAATCCAAACTCGCCTCCAATCATTCCTCCGCCAAATCCACCGGCTGCGCCACCAGCTGCAGCACCTACTCCTTGACCAAACAACAGCGGGAATGCGCCACCAATCAAAGCGCTACCAGTTGCTCTTCTTCTTCGCTCTCGCCTTTCGCGAACTTCAGTAAGCCTTCTTTCAAAATCTAATTCTCTGCTTAAAATTCGCTCTCGCTCATTTGCAGCAATCATTTGTTCGCGACGTTCTTTGCCGACTACTTCAAGCGTTTTTAACCGTTGCAAAAACTCTTGAGAAGCTATTTCAGCTTTCTTTGCAGCTTCTTGTTTTGTTTCAATTATTCCTCTGCGTATTTCTAGCTGAAGTTGTTTTTGAGTTTTATTTGTATTAGTAACCGTTCTGTATTTTTGAGCAAGCGCTTCAACTTCTTGGGTTCCTTGACGCAAAGTTTGCAGCTTTTGCGCTTCCTCTTGGTTTGCCTTTTCTGTGAGACGAAGAATTGAGGCATACACCTCTTCCATATCACTGGCAATTTGACCAGCCTGAGCAGTCATTCCCATCTGTGGGAGTAAAGACTGTGGCCGCATTGGCGACCTAAGGGCTACTGGAACGCTGGGAGGGAGTGGCGATCTAAGCGCAGTTGCAGACGCAGGCCCTGGCCCGATTGGCCCACCATATTGCGTTCCACCGCGCAACGTGCCTGACCTGCCCTCGTTGCGAACACGAGCAAGTAACTCTGCCTGTTCCCGAAGAGCATTGTTTGCTAAATCTTGAGCACGAGCAAAATCCCTAGCAGCATCAGCGGCCTCTTTACTGCCAAGAGCAGCACTGTTTAAATTGTTTCTTGCGTCTTTAAGGGCTTTACTAAAGTTGTCAACAGAATTGACAACTGCTGGGCCTAAACGCCAATCGTTAAAGTTAACAAGAAAATTATTAAGTTGCCCTACTTGAGACGTAGTTAATTTAATTTTTCGCGTAAGCGCCGTAATGGCCTGAGTATTTTGTACGCCGACCTTGATATTTACGCCGTAGTCAGCCACAAGCCCAGACCAAAGACCTATTGCACCACTTTACCTCCTTCGCATCGCTTGCGCTGCTCGACTGGTTTGTACTCGATCTTTAGCCTTGTCTTCTTGCTCGTTTTTTAATTCAAAAAACGCAGCCCAGCCAACAAGCTCCTCTTGCGTCAAGTGACAAGAAAGCTGAGCCACCGTAGTGCCCAGCTCCTTGGCAAGAAAAAAAATAAAAAACCAGCTGCTATTAGCTTTTCAAGTCGGCTTTCGCTTCCTCCACTTTGTTGTCTGCACCCGAAGACAGCATGGCGAGCTGAATTTCCTGCAACACGGCAGCGTCTACAGCGTTTTTAAGCTGAGACCTTTCGCCATCCTGAAACAAGCGCTTGCCGTCAACATCCAATGCTTTTTCAATCATCATGCTCAACGCAAAGTCGTTGGCATCGTCAGAACCTACTTTTTTTTGAATTGATTCCCGTTCGGCAATCGTTAGAGGATGCCAATAAATTTCAAGCACCACATCATCGCCATCTTTGACTTCGTGCTTGTAAAGCTGGCTTACGCCAAACTTGTTTCGAAGCAGTTCAGTGGCTCGCATAAAAAAATGCTGTTTCAACTAATATACTATACAACTGCTGTAAACTGGCAGGAAATAATTCCTAGGAAATGGGGACGATCCTCAAGCTCAACGGGAACCGGGCCAGTAACGTCCATAACTCTTGGGGAAACGCTAAAACTGTCAACATAGCCATTTGCGTTAACTGAAGTAAGGCCGTCAATAACCGATTCGCTAACAGTCGAAAGCGCTGCCGTACCAGCAGACTTGGGGACATACACGTTGCACTGCACAACGCCGCTGTAGTAATCAGAAGCTGCGCCTTGATTTTGAAGCGTTGACTGATTAAAAGTTACCCGCATTGCAACGTATTTTTTGTCTTTGCTTGGCGTTGTAAATCGAACATTGTCGTAAACCATAGACACTGTGTTGTCTGCAGCTACTACCGCGTCAGTTACCGCTTTTTCAAAAGCAGCTCTAGCATTTACAAGTGTCATCAGTCAGATCCCTCCAAAATAGGGTTGCCCTGATAATCAGCAGCCATTTTGCCACCCATTTGAACTTGCGGAGCAAACGACACCCCTGCGTAAATACTGCCCAAACGAAGTTTTTCCTGGAAAGCATCGTCAACAATTTTTTTCATACCTTGAATAAAAGCCAAGGGGCGACCATCTTCCAAGGCATATTGAGCGTAGGCAACCTGATTTCCAATATAAACGGGACCTTTTTTGTAATTAAAATCAGGAACTTTAAACCTTCTTTCAATTAGCTTCATGTCGCCTTGAGGCATTGGCCCCCACTCAGTTTCTTTACCTGCACTGTTTGTAGTTTTTGCATGATAAGCAAATTTCCAAGGTTTTCTGTTTCGCCTAAAACGATCACTATCTTTTCTTGACTCTCGCTCAATCGGCCTGTTTTGTCTGGCTTTCCAGCTGGACGCAAAAAGTCCCGTATAGACAGGGCTGTGTGTTGGGGTTGAAAGTCCAGCTACAGCAGTTTGAACTAAATTATTAAAAGCTTTATCAAAATATGCTTCGTAATCATTATCAAAATCATCTAAATTTGTAGAAGCCAGTTTAGCCATTAGAACACCACCTCCACAATAAACAGATACTCTTGACCACCCTTGTAAGTGCGAATATCCGTGATCTGAGCGACACGGCTAGATCCTGCATAGGTAAGCGAAATCGTGTCTTCGAACGTTGGCTGGTTATCGCCAATCTGATCAGGCGTTACATACAGCTTGGCTGTACGTTTTTCAGCTTCGGACTCTTCCTCTGAACGCACGAACTCGACCGGCACCTGGATTGAATACGTTGTGTCCGTCGTCGTCAACGCTCCAGTGCTGGTGTTGTAAGTCGGAGATGCCTTACGGGTGTACGTGATCGTGTGATCAAACGACTTACCCAAATCGGCAACAACCGACTTGGCAACGCTCTTAAACAGACTGTCGAGTGCGCCTGCCATCTCAACCCCTCACCATACGGA